CTTTGATAGAATTGACTGGTGTGAAGCACACTATGCTTTCGCTAGTGATTGGCATGATGGGCAAGGCTCTGAGATATATCAGATATTTGGTATGCTTAAGAAAATTCCCTTCTCTCCACCCTTGTCAGTAAGAGAGAAAGGCAAGGAAGGACTAACAGATAATGGGCTTTCCATATACTACGAACTAAGAAAGAAATACCACAATCCTAAAGATAATTTTATCTCATACGGAAATGTGAGCGTGTTCGTTGGTGAACAGGGGAAGGAGAATGTTTATGACCGATGGTTGAGAGAAGACTTAGAAAAAAGACAATCGGAGTTCATGTGGATGATACTCTCAGGAGATACGAATGAATAGCTACGATGATCTGACAGACGAACAGAAGGTGAAAGAGCTTAAGGCTAGGGATAGAGAGATCATGTTTCTTAATGACCAGATAGATAGGAGATTTCCCTCAGAGATAGATAGTCTTAAGGACGAGATAGACCGTCTTAAGGACGAGCTTAAGGGTATTTATGAAGAGAACGACTCTAACATAGGTAAATTGATAGCATTAAACTCAGAGGCTATGCAAATAAGAACCTTACTGAAATACTCAACACTACAGAAAATAGAAAAGTTATGTATGAACGTTTTGCCTGTAGAAATTACATCCGGTCATGCTAAATATAAGTTAGCAAGAGAAGTACTAAAAATTATCTGGAACGACAAGACAATTAAAGGAGATACGAATGAATAGATACGAGGATCTGACAGTAATGAACAGAAATCTTAAGACAGCAAACGAAGCATTAAACTCAGAGGTCAAGAACCTTGCTGAAACAAGACGTAGATTAATAGCCGACTCGGACAACATGGTTCTTAGAAGCTATATAATTACACAAATACAGATGATAAGTAAGATGGTAGGCGAAGCGATAGGGAGTCAGCTTATAGATAATATGAGATCTGCTAAAGAGCATATCGACACCGTGATAAAAGAACATCAACCTAAAGATAAGGAGGTATGAATGAGTGACGACTTTAAAGATATAGTAAAAGCCAATGCTCAAGACTATATAGTAAGGGAGGTTATAATAGCTAAGGATCTGGGGACAGCAACACGTTCCCAGATCAGGGACAGCTTAGGTCTATCTGATTTACCAGAGAAACCACCTAAACCTAAGCGATACAACGACAAAGAAGATAATCAGTTACCGTTATTATAAAGGAGATACGAATGATACAAGCAATAAATGTTGATGAGTTTTGTGAGGCTATGCAAGCACAGGTTGAGGTTGTGGAATTGTTTAAACAATGGAGTGGCACAGACTACACTATCTGGAGTGAGGTGTTTGATTACTTAGAACAGTACGATGACAGCTTAGAGTTCAGACCTGCCAATGTGTACGAAGCAGTATCTGTGTATGATACGATAGCAGATTTTGACAGCCACCATCCACACGATTATAACAGTTGTAAAATTTGCAGTGATCCTAATAACACATTAGAACCAGAGGATTTTATGCAAGAACATTTAGATATGTACCCTCTAGATTGTGGCGTGATTAAGGTACGAGATGGAGACTGTTTTAAATATATAGTCATGGAACATTCTAAGTTAGGGTAAACAACAACAAGAAGGAGGTAACAGTATAACCTAACAGCTTAACTGTTAGTCGCTACGACCAAAATAAACAGGAGGTTTCACATAGTGAAATCAGATTTTAAGAGGCTTCGAGATCTACGTGATAGAGTTATTACTCTTACCGAGGTACAGCAGGATAAGGTAGCACCTACCAAGGCTATGCAAATTAAGAATGATACCATGCATCTTAGAGATGGTAGTGATTATAAGATGAGTGACTTGTCTCATAGTCAACTGGCAGGATGGCTGAAGACTGAGCTTGGTGTTACTGGTAGAGGTAACTGGTACAACGGACTAAGAAGACATGGGTTGTTAGAGGATGTAGTTAATCCCATGTTCGACAAGTCTAAACGTAAGCAGTTACTAAGGGTGCGTAACCCTATCACCTTGGACGGTGTTGAACATGGCTCTACCTTAAGAGCTTTGCTTAGTGACAGTTATAATGCAAGTCTGGATAATATATTCCTGCTTCATGCAATAATACCTGCACTAACTAAGCTGACCAACGAAAGACCAGAGGTTGATATGGATGTAAAGGTTGGTGTCCTTACAGAAACTAATATGTATATCCAAGTGTTCTTTGGCGGATTATCGAGGGAGATACACAGACAGGCAGGGCATGATACCGATGCCAAGATAGATATCGTAGCTCCAAGCCTGACGTTTAGGAACTCCGAGGTAGGGGTTGGCTCTTTAGATATAAGGTTCGGTGTATTCAGACACGTATGTTCTAATATGCTGATAGCCCAACCGTTATTTAAACAGGCTCATAGGGGTGCTAAACTACAGTCTCACACAAACTATAAGATATACTCTGATGATACCAATAAGAAGAGGATGATAGCAAAACAAGGAGAGATATACGACACAGTTATAGACATGACGACAGATGCAACTGCTGACAAAATGGTTAACATGATATCAGATGCAACTGCTGATGAGGTAGAGGTTGATGAGATACAAACCTACACACAGAAGTGTCCTCTAAATGCTGAGGAACTTAAACAAGTAGAGCATAACATGATAAGGGTTGACGATCTCTCAAGGTGGGGGTTGATCAACGGACTAACCAGTATGTCTCAAGACATAACAAGTAAGGACAGACAGTATGACATCGAGAGATGTGCCGGAGACTTGCTTGACAAGCAGGTGTTCGAGACACTCAAGAAGTCACCAGTCTTAGTAGCTTAACAGTAGGCTTCCCTAGAGCTTCGATACCGTGGGTGCTAAGGGAAGCCCATACCCTATAGGGTAAGGAGGTACGTATGAAACGTATGAAATTAGTAACCAACGAGTTACTTAAGAAGGCAGTAAGGAGTGAGAAGGAAGTACTATGGGAGGCAGACAGGATTCTTTATGCAAAGTTCTTTCACCCAATGAGTTCTTGGTACTGGTTTGTATCTGAAGTTCAGGTAATATCAGACACTGGAAACAAACCAGAGTATGAGTTCTTTGGTTGGGTGAAGGGATTGGAATCTGAATGGGGATACTTCTGTAGTTCAGACTTCGAGGGATTGGAGTCAAAGTATGGGCTACCTATGGAGAGGGACAAGTCCTTTGACCCGATAAAGTTCGGTGATCTTGGCGACGAATACAAGAGAGGGTAACGAGTGGATAAGATGATGGTCGAGTTGTCCGAGTCTAACAGGAAACTCGAAAAAGAAAACCAAAAGTTGCATGAGATGTTAAAGGCTTCAGAAGAAATCTTGGGTAGGAACGATGGTTTCCAAAGCCTCAAGGATAGGCTGGAAGAACTGGTAGATGTAGTTGACTCGTTTAAAGAGAACGAGATGAGACTTAGGAAGGCTGTAGAGATATACAAGTCAGGCATTACCTTTGTCCTTACCTCAGCAGAGACGATACGTAATACCGGAGGCAGTGAACTTGAAGGAACTAAAGCCATCTTAAGGGAACTAGAGCCAGATGAGCAGGGACGACTACTGATTGAGACCTATACCAATGGGGTAGTGGACGGTGTCATACACCTGAGAGACCGTCTGTTACTTCTTATGAATGATATGTTGGGAGTTAGTCCTGATGAGGGGGTTGACGAATAGAGACAGTAAGGCTATAGTGGCAGGGTGTCCTGCCACATAGCTATATAAAAAACTAAGGAGATACAAATGCCATATTGGGATAGCTACTATCAGGGAAATGTTCCTGAGCAACCTGAAGCAGAGAAGATAAAGGAGACACTTATAGGGGTAAGAAACCTATGCACAACTATTCAGCAGATGGACGAGGATTCAGATGTGTCTGACTTTGCGAGTAGGATACTTACGCTAATGATTAATAAGGGGGTGATGAATATAAAATGAGTTATGAGGATACACAGAAAGATGAAGAGGTACAGGAAAGGCAGGGGTGTGAGGGTGAAGAGCGAGAGAGATACGAGAACCAAAGACTAAGAGAGGTTGAGGGGTATTACGTACAACTAGAGGTGGAGGCAGAGGACTACACTCCAGAAACCGTGGAGTGTCCTTACTGTGACGAAGGCATGGCAAACCCTGAAGACAAATGCAGATGGTGCAAGGGAACAGGATGGATAAGCGAGGAGATGGTGTGAGAAGAATAGCAGTATTCTTACTGGTTAGTGTAGTACTCGGTGCTGATATGGGTAGTCAGGAGTACTATAACTTATCGCTTGAAGAGCGTGACTTATATTTACAGGGGGTGATAGAGGGGATACAGATAGTGAGGATTCTGGCTCAACAGCATAGGTCAGATGTCGTATTCAGGATCGACCCTACCTTGGAACAGCTAAGGCAGGGCGTTATCATGGGGATAGAACCTCATATGATTTCAAAACTTATAAGGGAGATACGTAAACAATATGGGTACAGATAATATACCTAAGAGAAACACACAGTTAAACCTTGCTGATATTGGTGAGCAGACTAAGGTAAAGATACCAACCCCTAAAAAACAGGCAGAAGTAATAGCACCAAAGCCTAAAGAAAAACCTGCTGAAGTAAAAGGTAAGAAGGGTGCTACTAAGAACGGTAGTAATGGCACAGCTAAACCACCTGTCACTAAGAAGCCTGACATTAAGTGCAAGCCTAAGAATTTTGTTCAGGCTCTTATACAGGCACGAGATGAGATAGGCAGGGTAGGTAAAAACAGGGACGGTTACGATGGTAGGTATACCTATGCTTCTCTTGACCAACTGTTTGTCCATGTAGCTCCAGCCTTGTCAAGGGCTGGCTTGTTCCTTACCCAGTCATGCAAGTCTGTGGAGCTGACCAAGAAGAGGACTATTACCACAACCAAGAAGAATCCTGACGGTAGAGATGAAACTACTTGGACGGTGGTAGAGGAAATAACAGGGTACTCAGTAGACGTTACTACTATGATAATGTGGGAAGGGGGCAAGGAAACACTGGTTAATACTGGTGAAAAGAACTGGTCTAAGAGTGGTAAGCCACAGGACTTAGGGAGTTGTGAAACCTACGCTAAACGTTACGACCTGTTAAGTATACTTGGAGTCTTTCCATCGGAAGCAAAGGACATACGTGACGATGATGGGCAGAGGGTACAGAACCTATGATCATGAGCTTTTGGGCAGAGCATGGGACTCTGTCAGACGGACGATCAGTTCTCATAGTACCTGAAGGTCTGAAGGGTAAGCTGGAAGGGGAGAAGTATTGGGTGAAGGTGGAAGATAAGGTAAGGTCTTTAGACCAGAACTCTATCTTACACGCTATCATGAACAAGCTAGCCCAAAGCCAAGACCGTGACCTCGAATGGATGAAACAGTATCTGAAGGAAAGGTATGGGATAGTGGACTCTGAGGGTAAGGCTGTATCCACTACCAAGTACTCGACACAGGAGATGGGTGACTTTATCACCAAGCTGTTAGCTATCTGTGCTGACTTCGATATAGATGTGCGTAAGGAGAGGACTGAGTGGACTCAGAAGACAAGCGAGCAATAGGAAAGAAACAGAAGTGGAGTGACAGCTATACGCAGTACTGGATTAACCATCCTAACTGTGAGATATGCTTCGCTTATGCTTCTGCCCCTGCTCATATTAAATCTCGTGGGGCTGGTGGTAGTGATAGTGAAAACAATTTATTATCGCTATGCCTTACGTGTCACACTAAACAACATAGACAGGGGTGGGGTTGGGTTATATCCCAAGCTCCATTCCTTAAGGAGAAGATACAATTATGGCATCAAGATTTGATGTAACAAAAGAAAAGCTCGCTAAGGTACAGGACAAGTACGGTCACCTATCGGAGAGAACCAAGGCACACACTGTATACACTGACAGTAAGGGTAAGATGGTACTGTCAGTCACCACTATACTTAAACTGCTACCTAAGTTTGCTCTTATACCTTGGGCTTATAATCTTGGACTGGTAAGGCAGGACTATAACAAGGTTCGTCAAGAGTCTGCTGATATAGGTACTGTAGTACACGACCTTATTAACAGTAAGGAAGGTGCAGGATGGGATACCTACCTGAACGATATGGACTATCATATTGGAGACAGGGCAAGGTGGTCGCTTGACAACTATAAGAAGTTTAAGAAAGACCATGACCTGAAGATACTAAAGCAGGAACTGACGCTTACCTTTGGGGGTGACAAGAGTACCCCTGCCTTTGGTGGTACTTGTGACATGGTAGCTGAGGTGGATGGCAAGCTGTCACTCGTAGACTTTAAGACTGGCAACGCTGTCTATAAAGAGTCGGTGTTACAACTAGCGGCTTACGATATGCTGTTAGGTCTGGAAGGTATAAAGGTTAAACAGTACTGTCTGGTAAGAGTGCCTAGTAAAGAACCGGACACTTACGAGATCACTATCTACCAACCACAGGATAACTACAAGACAGCCTTTATCCTGTTAGCTAAGTCTTGCTATGCACTGGAAGAGGCTATCGGATTATCCTTACACGCTAAGGGTTCAAGTTGATATCACCAACACAGCGATCCAAGTCTCTGTTTATGGAGCAACGGTATACAGTAGCTGTGTGTGAGAAGTGGATCGAAAGGGTCGGCAAACGTGTCGACCTCTTCGGTTGCTTTGATCTTGTGGCTATTAGAGAGGATGTAGTTGGAGTGTTAGGAATACAAACAACTACTGGATCTAACCTGTCAGCAAGGGTTAACAAACTGTTAGAGAGTCGCAACATAAGGGTATGGTTGCTGGCTGAGAACAGGGTTATAGTACATGGCTGGCGTAAGTTAAAGAACCAACTGGAGGGTAGATGGTGGCATCCAAAAATCGTAGAACTAAAACTACAATCTGGCGAGTTGATCTCGGAGACAAGGTAGTAACTGTTCGTGCTGGTTCTGCTATGATAGCAATTAAAAATGATACTGACGAGGTCACAGAGGACGTATCATATACCGATAGTGAATGGCAGTACTACACTACACAGACTACAGAAATAAATGATGTCCAGATAATATCGCCTGATGAATTTATTATTAAATACACTTATGGCAAACAGTCAGAGTATGTCATGAAGGGTACGGTCAAGGGTCTGACAATAACATGGAGGTTAGAAGATGAGCGAGAATAGGGAAACGGTACTGAGGTTAAAAGTAAGGGGCAACGATGGGTACAGGATAAGGGAAGGTAGCCAAGGATCACCTATTGTTATCCTGCACAAGAGCTTCCTAGATGCTAACAGGTTAGAGGGTGGTGACAAGGTCGTACCTTTTATGGACGAGGATAATAATTACGTCTGCGTCCCTGCTTACAGGGCTAAAGAGTACGAGAATGGCAAGCCCAAAGAACGTAAGTAAGAGGGTACATAGTATACGAGATAAGATAATAAGGGATTGCAACGTTATCTTTGAGATAACCGAGATACCTACTACCATACCTCGTGAAGCGTTAATAAAGATATCCACCACTGTGAACGGTCTCATACAGGGTCTGGATATGGATATAAGAGAGGAGGCTAATGAACGGAAATGAAGGGGGGTTTACTATCATAGATAACAGGGTAGTGTTAGACGAGAGACTGACACGAATAGATAAGATTGTTTATGTGGTACTAGCATTTCATGCTGACAACGAGAAGCGTACTGCATACCCATCTTTAACTCGTATCTGTAAGCTGGCTTGTGTCACTCGCAAGCCAGCGATACAGTCGATACGTGTCCTTGAGAAGTATGGGTACATACGTACAACTAAAAGATCAGGTACGTCCACACTGTACCACGTAGGCACAGGGGTAGCAACTCCACCGAAGGAGTGGAGTCAGTCCACCGAGAGCAGTGGAGTAGCTCCACCCAAACTAGACTCATATAACTATACTAAAGAACTAGAGGAGATAATTAATTATCTAAATAGTGAGACAGATAGTAGTTACAGTTGTAAGAGTGCAGTCACACAGCGTTTGGTAAAGGCTCGTCTTAAGGAAGGGTTTACGGTAGAAGGATTTAAACTCGTTATCTCTGCTATGGTGCAGGAATGGGGTAAAGATCCTAAGATGTCTATATACCTTAGACCACAAACCCTGTTCGGTACTAAGATGGAGAATTACTTTGAGTTAGGAGCTAAGAAAATTAAGGGGGGTTCTTTAAATGGAGTCTAAGAAATATCTTGGGGTTACTCAGGAGTTATTAGATAAGGCACACCAGTCATTAATAGACAGGTGTATGAAAGGTAACTTACCTTCAGAGATAGGATTGGTAATAGACAAAGAGTTCGGTGGTGGTGATTGTCCACGGTGCGAGGAACCATTCGCTAGAGTGGATGTCAATAACAATCACGGTAAGTTTACGTACTATAAGCCGTCATGTACGTGTTACCCTAGGTGTTCCGGAGTTCATGTGGATGCTACTCTCAGGAGTAAGGGGATACATATAAAATGCGGTAACGATTTCCTTATGGAATTTATAGCCAACAACGCTATAAGATGTAAGTCATGCCAGAGAGTGACTGAGGTCTTTAGAGATAAAGCTGAAAGTCCAAAGAAACCTGACATGAGTAAGTACAGAAGGTAATCTATTTGGGTATCACAGTAGCAAGTACCAGTGCTGTGATACCTCCTATTACAAACCCTCCACCTATCATAGCCAGTCCATACTCATCCCAGAAGGACTGTCTACCTGCCTCGATCTTCCATCCCTCAACCTCTGTTTCAAGTCCTGCTACGATCGGAAGAAAATGCCTCTGCTCTGTAGCTACCGCCTCAGTAACTGCCAGCCTCAGTGCTTCCTTTGCCTCAACTGTTAATGTTGCTATCTCCTCGTTTGCTATTAGTAGACAATCGTCTAGCAATATTATCTCTGGCTCGTGATGCGGCGTTGTCGATGTCTCGCTGTCGTCGCTGTACAGTAGCCCGATTGGTACTATCAGAAGCAGAATTGTCAGCCACTTCTTTGTCAGTTTTCTTAGATAATTCATTTACCACCTTCTTTACAGCCTGAGTCTTTTTCTTCTCGACTAGTTCTTCCTTCTCTACGAAGGCTTTCGGCTGATGTTTACTAAGCAGGATGGCTATAGCTGTAGCTATGCCCCCACCTATAAGTGCTAACCATTTCCAAACCTTCATTTCTTTAGTTTGTCCAGTATATCACGACCAAGTACAATAGCCGACACCATAATTACCCAGTGCCATGACTCTATGCTGTCCCTTAGCACGAGTATGGTAGCCAGTGCTACTGTTGCACCTTTAAATGAAACAGCTTTACTTATAAGTGCGACTGGACGCTTCAGAGTACTTCGTATAAGCTTGCCCCAAGGCATAGCCATCTGCTCTTTTATACTAAGTGGAGCATTATTTTCATCTGCCATTATATCACCTCAAATAATCTAATAGAATCTACTGATCCCTGTGATTTTGTTATAGATCGTACCCACGGATCATAGCTATTATAGCAGAAATGCTTCCATATTCCACCAGTTTCTCGCTTTAGTACCCATAGCTGTATCGCCCTGTAATTCTCTGTCACTAAGTGGTCGGCTGTTTCCTTACCTTTAAACTGTAGCCTGTCAGGACACCAATAGTCCACCATCATCTGTGGATTCTTTATATAACAGTGCTTGTCCATAGCACCACCCTCTCTTGCCCAGTCATGGAACTCTATTATTTGCTCATAATCTATACTTTCACTGGAGTCCATAAACTCCCATGACAACATGATTAAACTCATCATGTAACAGCCATAGGGGTGTATGTCAGCCCTATAGCTCAGACATTCCGATCTCTGTCCTATCACGATCCCTCCTTATCTAATCTCGTCTCGTGTGGTTCGTGTGTATCCAGAGGCAGTACCTTTATCATTTCCTCCCACACTATTAGTGGAATATATACTTCCTCGGTATGATTTACCAGTCTCGCTGACCTTCTGTCATATCCAAGCAACTTATATTCTACGCCCTTATACATGATTCTGCTTTGGTAACCTAATGAACTGCTCCTTATCCTCATATAGAGGACGTAATTCTTGACATATGCAGATAAAAATTGAAAAGCCATATAGCCCAAGATGATTCCCAGCCCATTCATAATCAGGGTTGGTGAGAATCCGCTAAAGGCTTCTCTTGCTACGTCCACTATTCTTTTTCTCTCTGTCTCTGGCTATAGTTATTATAAGTGTAGCTATTAACATATAGCTTACGAGCGTTATGACTAGCCAGAACCATGAGGTCATTCCCTTGGTTTACCTGCCAGATACCCACTAACTATACCGACAACTCCGCTAATAGACATAGCCAGTAAACTGATTACGCTCTCATCTACAGGTCTGTGTTCCTTGAAAGCCACAAAGAAATCGGCTATCGTTATTAAGATTAGCAGTCCCATCAGGGATGCTCCCATCGTGAATACTATGTAACCTTTCATCCTATCCATTATGTTCTCCTCGGCCATGTGATATTATCAGGGAATCCTACCTGATCGGGGATATCCCTTAGAGCCTGTCTAAAAGTTCTCCATGATGCAAGCGTGTCTCCAGTAAACGGCGAGTCTGGTAATATCGTCCAGTCTGTGGCTGATAATATACTGTTTCTTCTCTTCCGCTGGTGTTCGGCGTTTGTTTCTGCCATGCTACCCCCATACCATAAAGGCTGTAAAAATTTTCTGGTTTATATCTTCACCATCGTCTGAAGTGGTAAACTCAGCACGAGGATTAAACTGTACTAACTGGCCAGCTGTTGCCGTGACGTTGTACCATCCTGTGCCTGAAATATTAGCTCCGGCTAAACCTGCTACTCCGCTTAGTGCGAATATCCTGTCATCTGCGTTACCTGAAAAACCAAGGTCAACTACTGTAGCAGTAGTCTCACTTTCTAATGCGGCTCTTAATTCTATAGCCGTTATATCATTTGCACCCATACCGGAATTTCCCATTTGGATACAAAGTAAATATACCCCTGCGTAGGTGAATGTTATTGCTAACTCACCTGAAGAAGGATAGCTAGCTACCATTCTACCACCACCGGCACACTCACCATAGCCTGTTCCTAACCCTGCTATAGCGTTCTGGAATCCAGTTGAGTTATTTACTACGCCGAAGTCTACAGGGGTCGGGTTTACTGAACCGAAGAGTTTAAAACTACTGGCAGATAAAGCTCCTGCTGAAGACAGGATCATGTCACCATCAGCCGCACCTGTACTTGCGTCTTCAGATGCCCCTGTCTTAAATACCAGTTCGGTTGCGTTGTTGGTCGAACTGAAATCACCCTCTGATCTAGCCGCTATGCTTGCCGCTACCAGTTTATTATCTCCACTTGCACTAGCTTCATCAGGTGCTTGGAAATCTATTTCTCCTATAATTTGCCCATCATCCACATCTGTATCTGAACTTTGAATGTTTAATACAGTAAAACTACCACCTGTATTCTTTAGTATAAGACCATCGTTATGCACGTGCTGTAAATGCACTTCACCGTCTGTTCCAAAAGACTGGTAGGCATTATCGCCAGTATTGTGTGGTCTGTTAAGAAGATACCAGTTAGTGCCGTCACAAATAACATGGGCTACCTCGTACTGCCTAGTTAACCTAGCACACGCAGTAGAGCCACCATCATTATTTATAGTTACTGTGCCAGTAGCCGAGTCAACTTTTATTACAGCCAGATACCTGCCATCGCTGTCTGCTTCTGCTGGCAGGGTTACGACACGTGCATTTGTACTGGTAGTTATGTAGAGGATGTTAACTTTACTATAGGTAGCCGTTGCGTCCATAGTTACGTTGACTGAACTTGCCAGCTTGATCCATTCCTTCTGATCATAACTGTTAAGAGTATCAGCCCACCCCTCTGTACCTGTAGTGACACTGGTAGTGGTTGCATCTCCTGCACCTACATTACCTGATGAGTCAAAGATAAGGGTATTGCTTGCCCTACCGGAAGAGTTAGGTATCTCGGAAGTTAAAGCAGTAGCGTCTGTAACCGGAAACTTTACCGATCTATCTATAGCATCCTGCTGTTCCTGTACTAACATGGTTAGCTTATCTAAGTTACCTTCTAATGTAGCCGCATCTAGCAAGCCTCCGGCTACGTAGTCGCTGGTTTGTGTAGTAGCCAGATTACGGTAGATAGTTATAGTCCCAGCCGCTGGGGCTGTGGTGAAGGTTACCGTCCCACCTGAACTGAAGTCGTTGTTCGTTGCTGTCACTGAGTACAGGCTTACATCCTGTACTGTATCGACAGATCCTACCGTCAGCTTTACATTTACCTGTGTAGTATCGGTATCCGGTAGTGGGAACGTAAAGTTAAAGGCTGTAGTACTTCCGTTACTTGTCAGCCTGTTTTTGTTTGTTGTTACTGATACAGCCATTTAATCCTCTATCGCTTTTATCATTAAATCTATAGCTTGTTTAGTTGAGTATGGCAACCCTGTTACCAATATCATAGTCATCAAGATCTGCTTTACTGCCTGTAACGCATGGTATCCTCTCCACCTGTCAGAGTCAGCGTCAAAGTATTTCCACGCATGGTAGATTAAGTCTTCAAGTTCGCTAATGGGCTGTGCCGCTAAAGACTCCCCGAAGATCTTAATAGGCTGTATCCTCCCATCCTCCTTTATCCTTTGCAACTGGTAGTGCAGGTTCTGCATCAAGCCACCCACAAAAGGTACCGGTCCTGTAACCGAATCAAAAAGTTTATCCCATACGCTATCAGGCTCTTTCTCTTCGTCCCTAAGCAGGTTACGTAAGTGGGTTCTTAAAGAATGTAGTGCCCACATACCCATACTACCTACAATCATAGTACTGAATAGAGCAGTAGCCAGCCTTCTCGGAGCACCTTTGTCACCCCTTTTAAGACTCACAGCTTCCCTTACTACCAGTCCAAGTACTGCATCCTGCCATCCACGAAAAGGAGTGAACATCTTCGTCAGTTCGTTTTTGGTATTAGATAAAGCAGAACGGTGGGCAGGGTTAAACATAGGCTGTGATCTCTCAACAACACTCTCAGCAAATCTTATTGCTATTGGTAGCTGTTCCATCTTGTTTCCCTGATCCATAATCTCTACCAGTGCCTGTCTATTCATTCCTGTGTTGGTGATAAAGTCCTCGGTTATATTACCTGACTCCATCTGATCCATAGCCTGTAACACACCTGCCATCATAACCTTACGTACAGTAATCCGGTCAAAGAAACGTACAGCAAACAACCCCTTGTCTGCCAGACTAAGCACTGGCTTCCCTGTAACAGTCGCAACAGCGGCTCTTGCACCCATATGTGGAGCAACATCCCTGTCTACCAGCCCTGCTATCCTCTCTAAGTATAATCCCGACAACTCTTTAAACGTCTTATCAAAAGCATTACTCGTCTCACTGTCAAAGTCCATGGCTACAGCCTTCCACAAGTACCCTGTTTCCAGATAGGTAGCGGCGGCGGCATAGGATAAAGACTGTGCTACAGATACAGCCCAGTTTAGAGAAAGAAAAGACTTGGTGGCGTTTCTTCTGAACCAAGCAAAGGTCTTATCTACAAGCTCCAAGTTACTGGAATCTATTTGAAATCTAATAGTGTCGTTTATATTTTTTTCCAGCAGGTCAGGAATGTCTTTATCAAACTTGATTAGCTCGTCACCTACTTTACTATGCCTGATCATGTTTCTGGCATCTGCTACTGGCTTAGTTAGACCCATGTAACTTCCAGAGTCGTGAATAGACTTGTTAATTACACGTAACACACCATCCAGATAGATAGCTCCTGAAGAGAACTCTCTTTCTATAGTCATGCTTTCCGGTGGTAGTATTTCGGAATCACCATACTGATCAGACCTTTCTGCCTTGTCCTTGGTTACCGTCTCTGTTTTAGTCGCATACTTCCTGCCAACGCTTAGAGGGAAATATCTCTCTACCCTTGAAAGATCTATCCCATTAAGCTCACGATAAAAAGCATTAACCTCGTTCCAGTGGGAAGCGTAAAACTCTTTTATTGCTTCAGCATACTTTAAGTCTATATCTTCCATGTTCTCGGCTAGGTAAGTACGAACCTTTTCGTCAACTATCCTGAGATCTTCCTCGGAAGATACCATACGTGCCTTACCGTCCTTACCTTCTATGAAAAAATTTAAAGCGTTCTCACTGTTAAACCCTACATACTTATCCCTAAATATAAGTCCTGGTATGCTCTTTGATCTTCTGTCCCCTATTCCAACTGTCTCTACGCTACCACTACCGTCCTCTAAAGGCTGTGGAGTAATATGCCTAGTGTTGGATGGGTTCTGAAAGTGCAGGTAAAGAGAAATTAGTTTGTCCTTGTTCATCTCCCTTGTATGTACCTTGCCGTTTTCGTCTATAAGCTTAAGACCTTTTACTTTTTCATTCATGTATTTGGAAAACTCTGTATTAGCAGGAAGCTCCCCTAAGTGTTTCTTTATGCTCCTTTGCAGGTTCTTGCTAAACCTCCCCTGTATTCTTCTAGTGTTGGATACTGCCTGATCAAGCATGACTACACGGCGGAATATTGAGTCCTTGTGGGCTAATACATTTAAAAATGTGCTTTCAGGTAGAAATCTCAATCCTGTCCTTTTAATAACATTCCATACCTTTCTTATCTTATTCTCTCTAATAGATTCAGAGCTTCTCTTGTTAAATTTTTCAATCTCACCTACTACTTTATTTACAACTTCAACCGTACCCCTTGCTTCACCAGATACCGTTATAGTATTTTTTTGTACTACTTGATGTGCAGAGTAAACAAGTGCTTGCATAATCCTGTCTACCTGCCTTAGTTCAAGGGTAGAAAAATCAACAACCTTTTTATTCTTTATAGTTCCCAATTGGTTTATTGTTCGTATTCCACGAGAAAGTACAGCAACAGGTTCGGCAACACTACCTATTGCTTTTAGAAGTACTGCCTTATATTCTCCTGCTCTTTTCGCTTTTATCCTATCGACTTCATTTGCTATTATTTTTTTTGTCAGAGACTTTTCAGGAAATGGGTCCTCTTTCTTCCTATCCACCTCTATCCCTTCCAACAGATTTTTTCTAGCCTGTACCCGAAGTGCATCGTCTATAGCTTTAGGGGTACTGCCTTCCTTTACTTTATCCATATGCAGGTTTATAGCTTCTATATGATCTAAAACTGCCTGTTTATTCTCTACCTGAGCTACTATGTCCTGTAGTTTGGTAATAGTGTTAATGCCCATAGTGTTAACTTCGCCTACCATACCCCTCATATAGTCACGGATAGACTTGTTTAGTCTCTGGATAATATCTTCCCTTGTACCTACCTTGGATACTAAAAATTTAAAGAGAGGCTTGTTAGCTTTAAATCTTTTCGCTCTCTCTTTAGGAGAAAGATCCTTCCAGATGATTGCTTCTGGATCTACAACACGTTTCCTGCCTGTACTGGTTATCCCCAGCCTTCTCTCACCTTCAGGAATAAACCTGTTTATGTTGTCAACTAGCCACTCTCCCAGACTTACTTTTTCACCAGACGTTACAAGGCCCATTAACCCTTTTGTTGTTATAACGTCACCCTTTACAGTCCCTACCTTTACGTCCCTTAACCTGCTTAAGAGCCTGTCCTGTACACTTTTTAATGGCTCAGGAAGCTTTTCTCTTGCGGCGGCAAATATATTCCTCCTAACAGAACTTGCCGGTTTAAGCGTGAACGCTACCCCTTTCTTTCTCCAGTTCGTTGAGCCTGTCCTTGCACCCAAAGAGGCTTCTACCATCTTTAACTTGGTGTTTACCGGTACATCTGTAGACAGGGAAACCATAACATCCTCTAAGCTGTCATAGTCCTCGGTTAATTCTAACTCTGTCTCTCCCTCGTTATACTTCTCTACTCGCCAATGTATGTTATCACCCTCTGTAAGGGTCATGGTAAGCTTAACAACACCTAGCTCAGGATCGCTGGTGTATTCCTGTACAACATCTACATCACCCTTCTTCCTTCTTCCCCTTATCTCCTTTATAGCGTCTGCCCTTTTTTGTATATTATCTGCAAGAATGGTATTGTTTTCCTGAATAATATCTGAATAGGGTATCTTATCTTTACCTTCTACTCCTTCCATTTCATTTGTTAGTTCAGCTATCCACTCTTCTAGATAGACTTGTCTTCTGTCATAATACTGTATCCTGTCTCCAAGATTATGCTCGGCGTGAGCCTCTTTAGAGTTTCGGGATAGTCTTCTCGATGCTGTAGAAAGATTCCTCTGGTCTGTTGCGATCTTTTTACTTATCTCCAAATTATCTTTAAACGCTTTCTGGTCAGAATTTAACTTGGTACTTGATTGTTCGTGTACGTTCCCCCTAAACTGCTTTGCTGTTATATGGTCTGAATGTTCTTGGCTTAACTTTAATAGTTTCTCAACCCTTCCCTCTGTCAACTCGTGCTCATGTAGATCTGTCAGGCTTAACTCACCCTTTTCTATTTTAGTTTTTATATCTTCAGGTAAATCACCTATAGTTATTTTAACCTTGTCACTGAGTTTGTGTGCATTATTATCTATAACATCGTCAAAGGTTCTTGCTGATATATCCTTATCGTGAAGAACAAAGAACTCCTTACCTCCGGGCAAATACTCAAACCTTGACCTGCCCTCCTTAAACGATTTCAACTCTAGTCCAAAATTAATAGATGCTGTGGGTGCAACAAAAGACAAAGCCCCTAGTATACTCCTGTCTAAAGTTTCTCCTGCTACCCTCTTCCATTCATTTTCGTCTATTTCAAAGCTTGTTCCTCGTAACGCATTAGCCGTCTTCCTTATATTGGATTCAAAGTAATGACCTCCAAGCTCTTGTAAGACTTCTTCCGTTACCTGTAACCCTGCCTCTCTTGTCATCCTCATGGCAGAAGGTACAACAACTTCCCTGAATAAGTTCTTCCCTATAATTTCTCCTGATGCCTCAATAGAAAACTTTTTCATGATCTTGGAGGGGATTAGTCCCGAACCTTTTAGACCCGGTATACCTACTGCTCCTAGAAATTCACCTATCCCTTCTGTTAAACCACGCACAAGTGATATCTTACGTGCGATATCTTCCGGCATACCATGAACACTAAACCCTACAATTCTCCGTCCATTAACATACCCCGGTTGACTGACAAACTCTGTATAGATATCTGCACCCGGATATTTTACTAACTGTGCTCCTGAACTTGTTGAACGGTACTCATTATCTTCGTCGGCAAAGATAGGAATCTTGACATTCTCCAACAAGGCATCAGCATAGGCACTTCCTGTGCCCAAGCTTCCTGCTCCAAGTCCTATTCCGGCACCCATACCAAACCTTACAGTTCTCTGTAATGCTTTAGCTGACGCTCCTAGAGCACCTGCCAAGGGTCTAAGCCCCTTACCCTTCCCCCCTACAGGTAACAGTGCTGTTAAAGCAACATCCCCAACGTCTTTTAACGTCTGGTTCCACCATCTGTTTTCTAACTGTATGCCTTTTGTTTCGTCCAGACCTGCCTCTATACCTGACCCGATAATGTCAAAAAGCATCGGACCCTGTTCTCCCCAGAAGTAAGCAAGTTGTTTAAAAGGATCAAATCTCCCCCCAAATATCT